CGCGACTTTGTGACCCAATTGGTAAGTTTATAGATGGTATCCTTTGCCATTTGGGGTCTATACAGTGTTGGATATGTGGGATCCTTAACAAAAGCAAACTTTAAGAAAGTTGCGTCCAAAATTGGAACATAACTCTCAGGATTTTCCCGCTTATCAGCTGCTGTGAACTTCAAGCGATAAAGTTTGAGTGTGTCTTGGACAAAATAAAAATCAAATCCTAGATTGAGGGCTTCGGGATGAACTGATAGAAGTAGATCATCTCCGTAGACACTCAATCGAGTCATCTCATCAAATCTTGTAACCCATTCTGTCTTGTTTTTCTCATGACAGAAATGAATCCAACACAAATGCATATATTTGCGATTAATTTTATTGTTGGTATAAACAGTCAGATTGTTGCCTGACGTATTACCTCCGGTTTTGAGAAATAAATTTCTCCCAACTAGAAGGGAAGTGGACCATACTTCCATACCACACATTTGAAGCATCTGTTTGTACTCCGCATATGTTACGTGCAATTTCGAAACTCCACCTTCGGTGTCAAAGAAGGGGAGCTCGAAATCCTCACCACCATAGTGGTGGTACCATTCAGCAATCTCATCATATGAGTCGACCATGAACTGAGTCATAGCCATCCCATCAAAGTCACTGTGGTCACCTGCAATAACATATGGTGACACTTCGAGGTGTTTCTTTATTAGAGCAGTTGTATCATAAGACAACATGTCGATACCAACTCTACTATAGGAGTGCCTACCCATATAATTTTTATGAATAGACGCTACCCAGTGTAGTGTTAGCGCTCTAGCGACAATTTGATAGTCAATCGGTCCTGCAGTAAACAAACGAGTTTCTGCATTAGCAACTTTTTCGAGTGTGCGACCCTCGTCCTTAAGCATACCAGACCATAATGAAGGATAGGCAATTCCGTCCTTCCAGGCTAGCATGCGTTCACAAATGGCTGTCTTTAGCTCAGGAGAACTAATAAACCAATGATCAGGATTTGATGTTGTGTCTATAAAGGCATGTTTTCCAGTGAGACCACCTGTAAGGGCTGTCCAAGGGTAACCTGCTGAGGAATTGATGTTCATTGAATTGTACAGAACATTGTTTGAATCGGGCGTTGGTTTGCCCATCAAAACAAGATCCCATGTCACTTTCGAACAGTCCTCATTTGTTGGTTTCTGATAAGCAATGTCATAGCGAATGTCGCATTCTTTAATATAGTCAGAAACAACAGGATTAACGTCACGAGCCCGAATTGAATATTTATTGAAGCCCATTTCTAGTGGAGTAAAGGCATTCACAACTCTAGGATCATTCGCTGTTAATGGTGCTGGTTCTTCAATATGGGTACGAACCATATCAAAAATTTTTGATCGGCGTAGCGATGTTTCTTTTGCTTGATATGGGGCCATCGAAACAGTTCCAAGAAAAGTTTGCATACCGCTAACACTTATTAATGGGTCAGCTTCATGATTGA